CATTCAGGCGTGCGACGCGACTTTGCCGTGCAACGTACCCGTGTCGTACCCATGAGCCCCCGGAACCCGAGTAAAGCAGCATCGAGCGCCGCTTCCACTGCCTTTGCCTCCAGCAGCGTCCTGGCCCAAATGTCAAGCTGGTACGTCGCACGCGCGAGCCCGTCCGGCCCGTCATACAGTACCTTTTTCGTTTCCGTGATGTTGTTGTACACGATCGCCGGAAAGTCACACCGCGACGGCAAGTGGAGCGTGTACACGCGCGTTGACACCAGAACACTGACTCCGGAATCTGCAATAACGTAATCTGCCAACCCTTTGTCCATGTCATCTCCGGCCCGTCGCCAGCACCAACTCTTTCCCCATAGTCGTGGCTGCGGCCTGCAATGCCTCGTCTTCCATTTCTTTGAGGGCCGGACGCATGTACGGGTGTGGGGCCGCTGTCACCGTCCCGACTTCTACCCAGTAAGCATAGAACGTTTTCTTTTCCGGCCCCATTCGTACCTGGGCCGCTTCACCTTTCTTGCTGACCTCAATGACGAAACTACCTTTGAGCCGACCTCGTCCTGCCCGTGCAGGCGCTAATTGCTCGGATCGTTCCATCACCGGCTCGGCCGCGCTGTAGAGTGCCTCCAGCGTCGGGTTCGCCTGGAGCCGTTTCGATAGAGCAACCAGGTTTCGCTTCAACTCCGCCTGCCCTTTGAGCGTCACACCCTTACGTTGCCCTGCCATCGTCTACCTCTTTGCACATGAGCTCCAGCTTGCGACGCCGGCCTTCCCGGTCGAGTACGCTTTCAATCCCCAGGATCCGTCCAGCATCGTTGACCCGCATCGTTGCCCGGTCAATATCGTCTCGCCACCGGATCACTACTCGAGTCGTGACCTTCCCGGCCTCGACCTGTTTCGCCAGGTGGTACTCGGCGCCACCCAGGTCTTCAACCTGAGCCCACACCTTTATCCAGGGCTTCCAGTTGTCAGCATCGTCCTCAAGCGGTTGCCGCAACTCGTCAACGGCTTCAACCCAGTGTTCGATCATTACTCGGTGCCGCATCCTGCCTATTCTCACGGTTGTACCCACCATATCCGATACGGCCACAGCAGCGCATCACAGCTCAACGGCACTATGTTCGTGCTCTGCCCTACCACAACCGATTCGCGGTTCTCGTACCAGTGACCGATCATTAGGAGCATGGCCTGCCGGATCGGTCCCGGCACATCAGTGCCGGCCGCTCCATACCCGCATGGGTACTCAAGCTCTACCGCTCCCCCGGGATAAAGCGTGTCCGTAGGCCACGTCGCATTCGGCGCTAAGACTACCCGCCCTGGTTCCGAGGATGTATCGACAACGTAATCCGTCCCCTCCACCAGCGAGCTCCAAGTCCCACTTTCCAGCCTGTACCTGAACGTGGTCACATCCTGAAGCGGTGGACGAGGCAGATGGATTTCGCCCGCAGGGAACGCATCAAGCGTATAGAGCCAGACCTGATCGATTAGCGCCCGACTCGTAACGATCTCTGCGTATTTTCTCGCCGCAACGATTAAATTGGTGATCAAACTATCATCGTCCGGCTCATCAACACGCAGATGCTCTTTTGCTTCCGCAAGGTCTACCGGCTCGACGGCGGGTTCCGTATCAATGACCAGACTCATTCCTCTTTCCCTCTACGCTTCGCAGATCGGCCGCGCTTCTTATGTTTCGGTTTCGGCACTACCGCTGTCTCCCCGCCCTCAACGGATGCGGTCTCCGGACCGCTTTCCGGCTTCGGAGCATCCTCAGGGCTTTCTGGAGGCGCTTCCTCGGCAAACCCTCCCTTGATAAGTCTCTCCGCAAGTGCATCATCAACCGGGTAAATTCCCCCGGGTTGACGAGCCGGTCCCTCCGGCCCTGCCATGAGGGTGCGCATCTTTATTCTGCGCATAAGTTCTCACCTCCTCTCGTACATGGACTCCGTCGTGTTCCCGCGTGATACTTAGCTTGACGCCAGAACGCCAACTCCCTCAAGGGCGGCAAGCACCGCGTTTAGGGCCGTATTCGTCGCATTGAACGCCGCGATGATTTCGGCTTCTAGATCAAGGTTACCAGCTTCATAATCCGTCTTCTGGTCCGCGATATGGCTCGCCTGTGTACCGGCATTTGTGATCGTGCCAGTAGTGGGGTTGACCCGGAGCTCGTTGCCTCCCGGCGTGCGCGTTATCCCTGTAGCATAGTCTGCATCTGCCATTTTCTTTTCTTCCTTTTCCTTGCTTGAGAAGGCAGCCGCTCTCCTGATAGGGCGGCTGCCTTCAACTTCACCTTCACCTCAGTTCCCGCGTTTAGGCAGTACCCTCAGCCGGCGACTGATGGAACTCGTATGTTACCTTGTCAGCCAGGGTCATCACCGTGGGCTTCTTGCTTGCCTTGTACCCGATGTAGAACGCCATCTCTTCCGTGTTGTTCGCAGCATCCTTATCGACCACAAGCCGCACGAATCGCTCCTTGGGCTGATAGATGTCGATGACAAATATCTGGTTATCATCGTCATTAGCCACGGAAATCCCCGTCCCCTCGAGGTCGGCCGCACTCCCCATGCCCGTAACGGTATCCTGCTGCGCCTTCACCGTCGTCACCGCGCCAGCCCCGATATCGCCGAACTTACACACCATCATCACGCCGTCGAAGCCCGACATATCGAACTCGGCACCGTTGCGGTCCGCGCTTCCCTCCGCGTGGTCAAGCGCCGTCCGTAGTTGCACATGCTGACTTAAATTCATTTCCTTTACACCCCCTTTTGCTTTCCCGCGTTCCGGTCCATTTGTCTTTACCCTTACGCCAACTTCACCCTGACGAACGCTGCCTGCTGTACCGGCATGCCATCAACCTCTGCGCGGCCGATAAACCCGACCTGGTTTGTCGCCGCGAAGAGCTCAGTCAGCCGCTGGATCTGCATGTCTAAGGCATCGGCAATCGCGTAATTGCTGAAATCGCCGAGGACCCCGACATAGAGCCCGGATTCGAAGGTGTTCGGGGCATACTCGGACATCATGACCGGGAAGCTGAGCAACCTGTCAGGCTCGCCTACGCGAACGCTCTCCCGCCAGATATACTGACCTTCCCCGTCCTTCAACTGTGCGACCTGCAGCACCCCGTCACGGTGGAAGCACCACCGCCCATTTTTCCAGTACCCGGCCTTCAGTGCGTACTTCGCCGCCAGAAGACCATCGCACGTCATAGACGTCGTAGTGTTGCCGGCCGAAACGTCCCTGGATGTGCTTATACCGTTGTCAGACGCCGTGAAAACGCCCAACGGCTGCTGTGCCCCATGGCCTGTCAGGAATCCTTTTTCCTGAGTGACTCCGAACTTGTAGACAAGCCGCTCCCGAACGATTTGCTCCGGGTTGATCGCGGCACATCGAATCAACTTATTGGACACCTTGATGAGTTTCCCCAACGGGTGCGGATCCAACTCGCGGTGTCCGAACGCCAGCGAAGTATCCTCGTCCCCGATCGCAACCTCGGAGGTCCAGTCCGCATCTGAAACGTCAGTCTCGATCGACGGCACACCCAATGCCTCGGCACGTCCAATCTCGTATTTCGTTGCGAGTTGCCGGATAAACACCATATCGTCGATGTCCTTGATCAACTCCGCGACGAACGTTTCGGGCGTTACGATAAACCCGCCCGCCTGATCCGTCCCGGCCGCAAGTGCGCGTGTTTCCACACCACTAAGAGCCTGCAGCCCACCTCGCAGGAACTTCCGGAAAATCGCCCGGTTCTCCTCATCCTTTGGTTTCCCGCTTACGGTATCCTGCGGCTGCTCCTTTCCGCCAACCTGCGCCTCGCCCCGCTCGTTGACACGGGCCTCCTTTTTTCGGAGCTCAAGCTCCGCCTCGTAGCGCTCGTCGATGGAGTTGAACTCGCTTTCAAGCCGCTCCATCGTTTGCTTTTCTTCCGCATTGAGCTCAAGCCTACTCTCCGAGTCGGCCTTCTCGCGGATTGCTCGCATTTCATCTACGAGCTTGCCGCGTCTCTGTAGCAACTCTCCTAATTTCATTTCCTACTCACCTCCTGTTTCCTGTTCAAGTAGTAAGTTTTCGTGTTCACGTTCCAGGATTCTCAGTTTGAGATTCCGGACAGGATACCGCTCCTGCAGTTCCTCACCGTCCTCTCGGGTGTTCGGCGCCTGCCGTTCACCC